ACTATGCAGTAGCTGGTCTGGTGGCAATTTTCGCTGCGTCTGCCATTCCCATTATGATCATGGGTGGTACGCTGGAAGCATCAAAACTTGTTGTAGCTTCATGGTTATATAAAAATTGGAAAGAGATTCCAGTTTTGATGAAGACCTACTTCACTACAGCATTGATCATTTTAATGCTACTCACAAGTATGGGTATCTTTGGCTATCTGTCGAAGGCTCACTTGGATCAGGCAATCCCATCTGGAGATGTTGCCTCTAAACTGAATTTAATAGATGAGAAAATCAAAACACAAAAAGACAACGTTGACACGTCACGCAAAGCCATCCAACAAATGGATGCTCAAGTCGATCAAACTCTTTCGAGAAGTGATGATACCAAAGGTGCTGAACGTGCCGTTGTTATCCGTAGACAGCAACAAAAAGAGCGAGCCATCCTCTTATCAGAAATCGGAACTGCCCAAAAAGAGATCGCCAAGCTAAACGAAGAACGTGCTCCCATTGCAGCTGAAGTCCGTAAGGTTGAGGCTGAGGTTGGACCAATCAAGTACATCGCAGCATTACTGTATGATGACAAGACTGATGACGATATGTTGGAGAAAGCAGTCCGTATTGTCATCATTATGATTGTGTTGGTATTTGATCCATTGGCTGTTCTATTGTTAATCGCATACAATCGTGAAGTGCGAATGGAAGAACTAAGGAATCAACCACCAGATATCAATATCGGATCTATCCCAAAGGTTAAGTCTTACATTAGTCCCAGAACACATGTTGTAGTTCCACCTCCACCAACATCGGAACCAGCGGTAGATTTAACCCATTTTGCCGAAGTTACCGTACCAGAACCCCATGTAACCACTTGGTCTTCTACTACCACTACAACGTATGAAGAACCAAAGGATGAACCCAAAGAAGATTGGTCGCCAGAGCTATTTAATCGCACCCCAACCCCTCCTGAAACGGCATCTTTCCTAAATAAAGTGCAGGACATCGTTTCTACACCGTCTAACACTACACAAGAAACGACTCCGAAAGAATCTGAAACAAGTGATGAATTCACCATTTCTTCCGACGTAAAGGAGATAGTTAAATCTCCACGTCATGGAAGACCAGAAAGGTTCAAGTAATGTGATTTGATAGATGGCAGTCTCCCTTCGTTATTCTGTAGTATGAGGTAACCATAAAAAGAATAACAAAGGGGAACTATGGATCCGTTGACCCTCTTTGCGTTAGCCAACGGTGCAGTATCTGCCGTTAAAGCTGGATGTAAGCTCTATAAAGATATCAAGGGTGCTGCGGGTGATGTTAAGGATGTAATAAAAGATTTAGATGAACAGTTTAAGAAATTATATCCACCAGATAAACCTGCCACTGTTGAGCAACGCAATCAATACATTCGTGAGAAGAATGAAGTATTATCTTTAAACCAGAAAGCAAATTCTGGTCAACACACCAACATCTATCAAGAGATTGGTAATCACTTAGGTACGTATTATGATAACTTCCATAAGTGTATGGCAGTGTTCGAAGAAGAAGAAAGACTTGCTAAAACACAAGTTTATACTGGTGACGCAAGTTTAGGGAAACGTGCTCTACAAAGAGTTCTAATGAGAAAACAATTAGAACAAATGAGCACTGAGTTGCGCGAAATTATGGTATATCAATGTCCACCAGAATTGGGTGCGCTCTACACTGAAGTTGAAGAAATGATGTCAGTAATGGGACGAGAACAGAAAAATCTCATCAAATTACAGATTCAAAGACAGTTAACAGATGAAAGACGTAGAGCAGCAAGAAAGAGACAAATGACTGAACAAGCTATGTGGGGTGTTGGTGTCATGATTTGCGTTTTCGCTTTCTTTTTCATGATGATGTTAGTGGCAAAATCCCGCCAAGAAATGTATCCTCAATACGGAAATGAGTTTTTCCCAAAGACAGAAGAAGAACGAAGAAGAGAAGCATTACCTCAAGTATATGTCGGTAGGTAAAGGAAAATAAGATGGACGCTGTTAAGTCCGCAATAAGTAGCCTCAAGTCTGCACAGTCTGCAGGTAAAGAATTAGGGTCAATAGTTTCCACTCAGCAAGCTGATATGGAAGCTACAGTCACACGTGAGCATCAGTCACGTGTAAAAGCTAAACTTGCAGAGCAAGCAAGAAAATTGACCATTGAGTATAAGGCTCTTCAGAAGTTCGAGGATAAGGCAAAACACGAAAGAGATATTGCCTTATTGAAAGCTGAAACGAATAAAAAGTACGGCAAAGATGCATGGGCAAAAGTAGAAGCTGAGAAAGCTGCTATTGAAAAAGAATATCAGGCTGAGATTTCTGCCATGGATCATGACCGACAAAAACAGATTGATGTTCTTTGTTGGTGTTTTACCTTTGCTGCCTTAATCACGTATTTCTTTAAATTGTACAAAATATGAAAATCCTAGCAATATTACTGCTTAGTATTTCCTTGACTGCGTACTCTCAAACGAAGTCGTTCACTTATAACTATCCAGTAACGTGCGGTCCAACTATTGAAGTGATAGAATTTTTTTCTAAAACACATAAGGAAGAATTGACCTGGACAGGTTTAGACATTGCAGATGGTTCAGTATATTCTTTGTGGGAAGACGCAGAGGGTAATTGGACATTATTAAAGAAGAACACGGAAATAGCATGTGTCTTGGGTGTTGGAACAAAACCAAAGATTATATAAACCATGAGACTGGCACAAATTGTTTTAGTCGTAACACTTATAGTTACTACATTTTTAATATGGGTAGAGCATCAAATTAAAATTATCTAGAAGGATTAAAAATGGCAGAAGAAAAACCATTGTCACGCAGCGAACGTGAAGCGCAAATTAAAGACAAAGCAGGTTTCGTTATTGTTATCATGGCTTTATTCCTAGCTGGTAACACATACCTAGTGAATAACTTTAGCGGCACTGCTCAAACTAAGTTACTACAAGCATCTAACACTTATGGCTTCTATCAGTCTAAGTCTATTAAGCAATCTATTGCTGAAGGGCAGTTAGAAGATGCTAAGGCTAAGAACGATAAAGAACGTGTAGCCAAACTACAAAGCAAAATAGATCGTTACGAATCTGATCCAATATCTGGCGAAGGTAAGAAAGAGTTGCTTGCAAAAGCACGTCAACAAGAAGCTGAACGTGAAGCTGCGAGAGCACATGGACCATGGCTTACCTTTAGTAGCATGTTGTTTCAATTAGCTATCGTTTTGTTATCTGCATCTATTCTTGCAGTTAACAATCGCATGTACTGGGCTAGTATCGGAGTTGGTGGAATCGCTGCTTTGATTTTGGCACAAGGGTACTGGTTGGTACTATGATATGAAATACTTGCTGCTTCTACTGTTAGTTAATAATCCAGTAGAAGCATCTAAGTTAGAGTGCGTCCGTTGGACATGGACAGGTGATGTATATAATCGTAAAGTGATATGCTTAGAATGGCGTGAGAAAGAATCATATAAAGAAAAGAAAGACAAAAAGAAATGATCGACCCAATCACAGCACTGGCTGGTATACAATCAGCCGTGGCATTAATTAAAAAGGTGTCAAAAACTGTAGATGATGTTTCTTCACTCGGACCAGTTCTGGGTAAATACTTTGATGCCAAGAGCACTGCTACCAAAGCAGCTGTAACAGCCAAGAACTCTGGTAACAAATCTAGCATGGGCGCTGCAATTCAAATCGAGATGGCATTAGATCAGGCAGTACAGTTTGAGAGAGAACTACAA